GGATAAACTAACGCAAAGTTTTATTCACATTGTAAGTGAAACTATGGCTACTAGTTATTACCCATTTGTGACTGAAAAATTTTTATATAGTATTGTAACTCGTGGTTTATTTTTAGCGTATGCTCAACCACAATGGCATGCACATTTGTCAACATACTATGGATTTAAACAATATAATAAAATATTTGATTATTCATTTGATGGTATTAAAAATCCAGTAAAACGGTTAATTAAATTGATGGAGATGATTTCTAAATTTGCATATCTATCAGTTGATGATTGGATGGATTTATATCAAATGGAAATGGAATCTATAGAATATAATTATGATCATTATTTTAGTAAGCAGTATTTACGATGTTTGAAGAAATATGAATAATGCTGTTATTATGCATTTTCCAGCATATTCTGGTGGGAAGTTTATTATGAATTGCTTATGTTTAAGTAAGTATACTTTGATGATGCATAACCCAAGTATAAAAGTATTAATAAAGGATAATGAAAATTATGAATATAGACTTCATAAAATTATGACAACCTTGCCATCAAAAATAGAAGATATGTCTCAGTGGGTTTCTAAATATGAATTTGGTGATGTAGAAATGTATGGAGATCAAGTTTCACGATGGCATATTGGTGAAAATATTGTTTTTGATGAGAATATAACAACTATTATAAAGAGTAATATGAAATTTTTTATTACAGCACATTCAATAGGAAATGTTAACATATTGTTAGAACAATGGAATGAAGCAACCGTTATCACATTAATAAATTATGAAATATTTCAAAAAATAGCATTTGAGAAAAAAAGTGATTCTAGTAGAAGCATTGATAATGCAAACGAAAGTAAAATAAAGTATAATATGTTAGCTGGCCCACAATGGCCTATATGGGATACATTTCAACATATTGGATATAATATTAATAAATTAACTAAACAGTATCCAAAGAAAATATTACAAGAGATTTGTAATTTTTATCCGATTAATAATGTTAAAAATCATTTAGTGTTTAATATAGATGATAATATATATAATAAAGATAATTTTTTGAAAGCAATGAAAAAATTATATGATGATATGAACTTTGATGATTTTAATGAAATTTTAGTTGAAAAATATTGGAAAAATTATATTAAGCTACACAAAAATTAAAGGAAATAAACATGACAAAACCGTTTGATGTGAGTAAATTTAGAAAAAGTATTACAAAATCAATTGATGGGTTATCAATTGGTTTTACTGACCCTACTGATTGGGTCAGTACCGGAAGTTATGCATTGAACTATCTTATTAGTGGAGATTTTCACAAAGGTATTCCGATGGGTAAAGTAACAGTTTTTGCGGGGGAGTCTGGTGCAGGCAAATCTTACTTTGCATCAGGTAATATTGTAAAAAATGCACAAGACCAAGGTATTTTTGTTGTTTTAATTGATAGTGAAAATGCGCTGGATGAAACATGGTTACAAGCACTTGGGGTAGATACAAGTGAAGATAAAATGATGAAACTTAGTATGTGTATGATTGATGATGTTGCTAAAACTATTAGTGAATTTATGGACAATTATAAATCAATGGATGAGGAAGATAGACCAAAAGTATTATTTGTGATTGATAGTCTTGGTATGTTGCTTACCCCAACCGATGTAAAACAGTTTGAAGCTGGCGATTTAAAAGGTGATTTAGGCAGAAAGCCAAAAGCATTAACAGCATTGGTACGTAATACAGTTAATATGATTGGTGCATATAATGTAGGTATTGTAGCAACTAATCATACCTACGCAAGCCAAGACCCTTATAACCCTGACCCTAATATCTCGGGTGGACAAGGATTTATATATGCTAGTTCTATTGTTATAGCAATGAAGAAGCTCAAGCTAAAAGAAGATGAGGATGGTAATAAAGTGACCGATGTGCGTGGTATTCGTGCTGGGTGTAAAGTAATGAAAACAAGGTATTCTAAACCATTCGAAGATATACAAGTGAAAATACCATACTCTACTGGCATAGATGTATACAGCGGAATGTTTGATTTATTGGAAAAGAAGAAACTTTTAACTAGGACAGGCAATAGTTACATATATACTCTTAATGATGGTACTGAACTAAAAGCATTTAGAAAAAAATGGGAAAAGAATCAAGACGGTATGTTAGATCTTGTTATGGATGATATTAAAATACTAGATTGTAAAGTTGAAGATGATGAAACATCATCGTAATGCATATGGGTTCATTTACAAAACTATATTACCAGACGGTAGGTATTATATTGGGCAACATAAAATCATTAGTCGCCGGACATTAGATCCAACATATTTCGGATCTGGTGTTATTATAAAAGATTATATCAAATCAAAAGGCATTACTGGTTTACGTCGAGAAATTATATGTTTCGGCAATAATCATGATGAAATGAATCGTCTAGAGAAAAAGTACATAACAGAAGATATATTAAATGATCCAAAATGTATTAATTTAGATTATGGTGGTAGAAATGGAGATAATAGAACCGATGATGTTAAGATGAGGATTGGCAAGGCAATATCATTGATGAGGGAACAGGAATCACATAGATGGGAGAATGTTGCTAAGAAAGGGTCAAAAAATAACCTTGCTAGAAAATATAAATTCACATCCCCAATAGGTGAAGAATTTGTAGTACATGGTAAATTTAAACAATTTTGCATAGAACATAGTATATCACCAGGTACTATGCAGAAAGCGTTAGCAGAAGGTTGGATTCCTAAGCGAGGCATGTGTTCAGGGTGGTTAGTTGAAGATTTAGATACAGGTAGAAAAACAAGTAGAGATACATTAAATCATGGTAAGCCTCATTCAGGTATGAATAATCCATGGTATAAAGCTAAATATAAAAACATTTAAAGGAGTAAAACAATGAGTTTAGACTTATCATTGGAAATATGGGAAGCATTAAGACCACATATCGCAGGAGGATTTCAAGAAGCAGCTGATGATTTTGTAACTGTGTTAACTGAAAACCTAATAGATCCAGAAGACATAAATGCTAGTACCACAGACTCACATATCAAGAAATCATTATTAGATCATATAAATGTTGAAGATTATGAAGAAGATGAAGATGCTTTTGGAATAATAGATGAAGAATATTGATGATTTGTTTCCAATTAAGATGGAACCTGCTTGTAAATTAAAATGGGCTTGGAGTACGATACATTTGTATAATGGCACAACAAATTCATGCCATCGCTGCAAACTTCATCCAATAGAAATTGAAAATTTTAATTTTCATAATACACCAGAAAAATTATCACAACGTAAAACAATGCTTAGTGGTGAATGGCCTATTGGGATTGGGTGTGAATTTTGTAAAAATATTGAAGATAGTGGGGGGGTTAGTGATAGAATATTTCAAAAAAAAATTCCTGGATATCCTATTGAGTTAGTAGATTCATCCACAGAAATGTCCGTAACACCATCAACAATTGAAGTGTATTTTGATAACAAGTGTAACTTATCATGTGTATATTGTATACCCAAATTTAGTTCTAAGATTCAAGCAGAAGTTAATAAGTATGGGGATTTCCCCATTAAAACTATGCATAGAAGTTATAACAAAGTAACTGCTAAAACAATGGATATTTTCCCTAAGTGTGATAAACACAGCGAATATGATATAATAAAACAAAAATTTTGGAGTTGGATGAAAGAAAACTCACACAAATTGCTACGGTTTCATATATTGGGTGGTGAACCATTTTTCCAGAATGATATAAATGATATTATATCTTTTTTTGACAATCATCCGAGAAATAATTTAGAATTAAATATTATAAGTAATTTGACTATAAATCCAAAAATATTTTCAACATATATTAATCAATTTAAACAATTATTTAATGATAACAAAATAAAAAGGTTAGATATTACTTGCAGTATTGATTGCTGGGGGATAGAACAAGAATATGTGAGATATGGTATAAATTTAAAGTGGTTTGAACAAAATATGCAATATATGCTGAACCAAAATGATTGGTTACGAATCAATATAAACCAAACAATCAATGTGTTAACTATTAAAAGTATTCCACTATTGATGGATAAAATTAACCAATGGAAAACACAAAAAAACATCGCACAATATATGGGTTTTATTACATATTGGGATTTTTTACATCCTAGAATTTTTGATTATGAATTTTGGAAGCCCTCGTTTGATGAAACGAAAGAGATAATGATGGCTGACAATTGGGATGATAAACAGAGTATTGATATATTAGATGGTATTGTGCGATTTTTACAAAAGAATGCACTTGATGATAAAAATCATCAAGAAAATATGAAATTATATTTAGATGAATTAGATAGAAGACGCGGAACTGATTGGCGAGCAACTTTCCCTTATTTGGACATATAAATGTGGTACTCAAAAATAATACAAGATTTATCTAACATACCTAAGTTTATTGACTATTATAATAACGAGTTAATAAATGCTAAAATAGAAGTTAAGGTAAATGGGAACGTTGAAATTAACATTAAAGAATTACCGGGTATTATGGAACAACGATTTTATCAATTACAAGAGATAGAAGCTGTGTTAGAGTACTTAAATATCCAGTTACGAAAAATTAGACGTAAATATTTTAAGAAATATCTTGAAGGATATAATCGTGCATTAAGTAGCAGGGATGCAGAAAAATATGTTGATGGTGAAGATGAAGTTATTAATTTTGAAATTCTTATTAATGAAGTTGCCTTATTACGGAATCGATGGTTAAGTATTATGAAGGGATTAGATACTAAAAATTTCATGCTTGGACATATTACAAAACTCAGAACAGCAGGTATGGAGGATGTGGTAGTATAATGTTTACATCAGATGTAGAAAGTCATAATCATAGTTTAGAAGTTTTAGATTTATTATACCAATATAATGATTTTATGGACAGTATTGATTCCATCTGTGATATGGGTTGTGGTAATGGTTTAGATTTAGAATGGTGGGCAACAAGGATGGTAGAAGATGATGATGAAAATTATATACCATTAGAGATAGATTGCACAGGTATTGATACTAAAGATAATATCAATATGTCTGACAATTATGATAATATAGAATATATTTCAACAGATTTTGAAACTTATACCACAGATAAAAAGTATGATATTATTTGGTGTCATGATAGTTTCCAATATGCATTGAATCCAATCCAAACATTAAAAAAATGGAATAGTATGTTAGATGAAAGTGGTATGTTGGTTTTAATTGTCCCACAAACTACTAATATTGAATACAATAAACATAGTATTTCATTGCAAAATAATCAGTTTTATCATTATACATTAGTTAATCTTATTCATATGTTAGCAATAAATGGTTTTGATTGTGATTCGGGATTTTTCCATAAGGGTATTGATGATCCATGGATAAAAGCAGTTGTATATAAAAGTGATATTGCACCATTGAATCCAAAGACAATGATTTGGTATGAATTGGCAGAAACAGGATTATTACCACAATCAGCAGTAGATGGTATTAATTCACGTGGGTACTTACATCAAGATGATTTAGTTTTACCTTGGCTAACTAAAGGGTCAACTGTGTTTGGTAATATATGATTATCGTATTAGTTTCCGGGGGATTCGACCCTCTTCACAGTGGGCATATAGCATACTTTGAACATGCTAAAAAGTTAGGTGATAAATTAATTGTTGGGATTAATAGTGATAATTGGCTTATCCGTAAAAAAGGTAGTGCATTTATGCCTTGGTATGAACGTGAAGCAATTGTTAGGAGTATGGAAGTAGTAGACAATACAATATCATTCAATGATGATGATGATACTGCCATTGATGCGATTAGAGAAGTTAAAAAATATTATGATGATTGTGA